TTGATTATGCCGACATGATCAGGCTCTGCATCTTTGTCAAATTGAAAGAATGCAATATCGCCAGCCTTAGCCTGACCAACTGGTATTAACTTATTGCTTTCTGCAAAAAATTTAAGACCATGAGCACAACTTGCAAATCCTTTTTTAGATTGTGATTTGATGTTGTTGCCAAGTCCTGCTTTGTCATAGCACCAAGATACAAACATGGCACACCAAGCCTGATTGTTTAAGCCATACCATTCGCCATACTTTGTATCATTGTTGCCTGTTTCGGTATAACCAATTTCTGCTTTAGCGATCTCAATTAGAGTTGGCATTGTTAGCCAAGTATCGTTTTAAGTTCATCAGCAGTTAAACCAATGCGATCAAGTAGTGCTGCCTTAGCAGCCTCTTTTGTTTCAATTGCATCTTTTGTTGCCTTGTTGTTAGCAACATCAATTGCTATTTGGGCAATTTCATCAGCGTTTGCATCTCTGATAATTTCCTCGCCAGTTTCGCAATTAACGATTTTAACTTGTGGTTTAGATTTTGCCATTATTTCACCCCATATAGATAAGCAGTTCCACCTGAAAAACTTCCACTAGTTCCAAAAATAAGAATTGATGTGATGGCTGTTGTGCTGCCAAACAAAAGATTGTTTGTAATATAACTTGCGCTTGTTGTTGTTACTGAATTTCTCGCAATTGAATTAGTATTAGCAATTTTCCATGTTGTTGAATTAGAATAATTAAACACATAAAAATCAATATAATTACTGTGTACTGTATTATCCATATCATAACCGATTGTATAATCGGTACTAGAAATAGATGAAATTGCACTACTACTTGCTGTTACTGCTCCATAAATTGCTGAACTATTAGAATTTAATCTAATTTTTATACTTTCCCCATCAACACTCAAATAAGGATCAATCAAAACCAATTTTAAATCAACATAACCAGAAGGAATTGATGTTAAAGTAATTGATGCGCCCGTCATAGCTGTTGTTGAAATTAAAGTCATACCACCGCTCGAAGGAGCAGCCCAAGTTGGCACTCCGCCTGATACAGTTAAAACATCTCCAGTTGATCCAATTGCTCTACGCGCTAAAGTGTTTGCGCCAGAAGCATAAAGAGTATCGCCAGTAGTTGTTAAAACTGAAGTAGCACTCGCTGCCCATGATGGAACGCCTGCAACAACTGTTAATGCTTGACCTGATGATCCAATTCCAACTCTTGTGTTTGTATTTGATGTTGATGATCGATATTCAATATCGCCAAGAGTTGTTGAAGGATTAAGATTTTTTGTTGTTGTATCAACAGATGATCCAAGCGTGCGAATAGCACTTGCGCCATCTTTGACCAGCGCGGTGTCATCTGGTGTTGTCCAGCCATAATTGGTAGTGGTTGCCATATTGTCCTTTATCTCAGGCTACGATTGTAGCGTATTCCCATGTCAATGTTGGATCTATTGTTTGCCATGTTTCAGTTATTGGTGTGGTATTCCAACGCATCGCCACTTGACTATAAGCCACAGGCGACAAGTTTATTGTCAGGAATAATTCGTTAAACCTAGTGCTCCATGACCAGCCTTCAACATATCCTTCAAACTCACCGCTTGAGATTTGCTCAGGTAAGTTCTCGATGTTGAGCGGTTGCCCCATAAATACCCCAAGCAGATTATCCCGATCACTATTGTCAATCTCTGGATTTGTGATTGGGAATGTAATGCTCTGGAATGCTGGTTGAGGGAATGCTCTTTGAGCAATATAACGATCTGCCACAGCTTGAGCATCCACAGCTGAATGAAGGACTGATTGAATGCTTTCGGCTTTGTAGCCATAAGTTGCAATCGATGTTGCAGATGTTGCTGTTTTCTGTGAGCCAAAATTGTTGCCATAATTGATATACACATCATTTCGAATATCACCTGATCGAGTGATTGTGCTAAGTCCTTGACTTAATGCGTGTCTAGCATCTAGATCTACATAGCCATTGGTTAATAAATAATTCTGCCTGTGATCTGCATCTGCATACCCAATATCACCATTGTTCGTTTCATACAAATAACCAAATGCCGAGTTTGCAATAATGCTTGCGATGTTGTAAATAGTATCTACTTGCGCTGCTCTGTTTTCCATTGTGTAAAGCCCAGGGGTATCAATTTCACCAAGTCCAAGATTTAGGGCATTAGCCCATGTTTCAGTTGCATTATAGGTTGCCCATGTAGAAGCTGCTGGCACATCATTCCAAGTTCCAAGTAATACGCTAGACAATAAATCGTAGATTTGGTTGCCATCCTCATCTTGAGAAATTGTTCCTGAATATAATTCTTTTGCTAACTTAACAAGTGATCCCATTGCAAGGACTGAGTATTCAACAACACTTGCAATTCCACCAGATGCGCCAACACTAACAGTTATATCAGTTATATCGCCACCAAATAAATTAACATAAGTTCCTGCGCTGTTTTTGACTTGCAGACTTAAACTATCGTTAATGTCAAATGGTAAAGTTTGACCTGATAATGCTACAAAACTAACTTGAATATATGATGGGTTTGGTTGTTGGTAAATATCTGAGCGACCAGCCTGATGTGCTATATCGCTTATTGCAATGTCGGTGTAATCAACACCTGCGACAGTAAGTTTCCAATCTGGCGACCATGCAGTCATTATCCTGCTTTTTCTCTAATTGTCTGATAACTCAATGTAGGAGTTGATCTTGCTGCGCTGTCATTTAATGCTTTAGAAACAGCTCTTGCAGCACCTTCGGCATCTATGGCAGAAACATTGATTAAGATTTGTGGATTTTTTTGTAATGCAGTTGCTTGCTTTTCCAATACTCTAAATTCTGCCTGTAATTGATCTAGTTGTTTTTGAGCAGTTGATTTGCTAATGCCACCAGTTAAGGTTGCAAATGTTACATCTGTAATTTTGTCTTGAACTGCAACCAATTTGTTTGCTAGATCTGTAAGGCTGGTTGCTCCTGATATTGTGCCAAGACCACCACCGCCAGCACCACCACCGCCACCTACTGCACCGCCACCACTAGTTCCACCGCCACCTGTAAATCCACTACCACCGCCACCTGCGGATGGTATGCCACTAAATCCACCGCCTCCACCAGTTCCACCACTAGCACCACCAAAAGGAGTAATCTTTTGAATGTCAGATCCAATTTTGATTAAATTAAGACCATCAATAACTTTGTTAATTCCAGCAATAACAAAATTTAATACTGGTGTGATTGCTCCAACGATAGATCCAAAAGCATCAATAATTGCTGACGCTGCTTTAGCACCAACATCTAATAAGAAACCAAATATTTTTTCAACTATTGGAAATACAACAGTTCTGAGTAGAGTTGCAAACTCAGTAAAATTATCTCTATTGCGATCAATGGCATCTTTAACCACATCAAAAGCATCTTTGAATTTATTAATAATTGGAACGCCATAAACAATTACATACTCAATTAGTTGTTCAATAACAGGAAGCAAGGCTGTTCCCACAGCTTCTTTTGCCTCGTTAAAACCATTCTTTAATACTTCAATGCGCCCTTGAAAAGTTTCCGCATTACGGGCTGCTGCACCGCCAAATAGATCAGATAACTTGGTTTGCAATTGTTCAAATGACAATGTTGCAAGTTCGGCTTTAGATAATCCAAGTCCTAATCTGCCAAGTGATGTTGTATTACCATCTTGTGCTTTACCAAGAGCATTAGCAACTGTTTCTAAATCTTTACCAGAGCCTTTGCTTACATCTAAAGCAAGTGCTAATAATTCTTGTGCCTTACCTGTGTCTTTAGTGCTTAATGCTAATCTTTGTAATGCTGGTCGAAGTTCATCATCGGCAACGCCTGTTGCTAGAGAAGTTTTGCTTATGTAATCTTCAGTTGCCCTAATCTGGGCATCGGTAGCACCTGTGGCAGCTCTTAAAGCACTTGCTAATCTTAATTGTGCAGCCTCATCTTCAATGGCTGCTTTAACACCATCTACACCAAGTTTGACTGCGTAAGCAGCGGCAGCAGCAGCAGCGATGGCAAATGCAGCAGCAGCCTTCTTTCCAAACTCTGACATCTTGCTAGAGTTTTGCGCAACGGCAGAATCAGCATCGCCTAATTTCTTTTTTAAGTCATCAACATCGGCAAGAATTGATAACTTTAAGGTGCGACTATCGCTTGCCATTATACCCATTCCTTAATGATGCGACTGAAAGCCTCTTGCCATTTGTTAATCAATTCAGGCTGAACTCTGCGAAGGGTCGGATAGATAA